GAATTCCAGGCTGATGCATTTTCAGTCCGTACGGGAGGCATACCGGAGGCAATGATCAGCGCCCTGAAAAAGCTGAGCGCCCGGAACCTCGCGAACCTGACACCGCACCCGGTTTATGTGTTTCTCTCGTATTCCCATCCTCCGGTTTTAAAACGGATACAGGCAATACGGGAAGCCGCGCCGGGAAAGAACACTTCACAGTAAAAAGCAGGAATGTGTTTGTGTGCGACAACATTTTTGTGTATACGCGCTTAACTTGACATTATAAGCTATTTTTAGCAAGGTTTTTCCCGATAGAATCAAGTAAATTTAAGCGATATGAGTAATTTCGAGAGTGAAATGAGTTTTTCTTGACTGGGCGCTCATATATGATGGCTTTTTGTCGTTCGAGAATGCCACAAGTGTTCTTAAAAACTCAAGCTCTTTGTCAAACTCATACAGGTATCTTGCCTTTTGCCTGGACTTCTGTATATCGACCGTAAGTCTTAATAGCCGATATACAGAGTTTTTAATCTGAGTCTGAAGAGCAAATTTTTCATATTTCGGAAACCCGTCAACCAGAGGAAACAGATATAACATGAAATCGTAAACTCTCTGATATAATATCACATCTTTCATAAAACAGAATTCCAGATACCAGATTACAGAGAGTCACAGACGAAACGGGACCCGATGTACGTGTACACATTCCACGGACCGTAGTACGCGTTCACGGCGCGCGAACCAGCATAGACGCCACTGCTCCAGTCCCCGCCAGCAAGTAGGCAGATAGTTGTTCCATAGCGCTGGCCGAAGTTAGTGTCGCCAGACATCTCTCCGACATCAAGACTGTTGCTCCATCCAGCGTCTCCCTGGCCAGCGGCATCAGCCAGCCACTCCCAGAGATTGCCGACACAGTCTCGAACATTCAAAAGACTGGTATTATAACCATTGATATAATCTGCATCAGCGTCAGCTGCCTCTGTTGCCGCCGTCTTGACCCTGGCTGTATTTGATGTTTTTGTCCATCCATTTGCATTGCTGGCATCGATGCCCTGCGGGCTGCCTATAGCAGCCTGAGTCCATTATGCATAATTCAGCATCCGTTTACCGACATTTTTGGCCCTTATTGCAAAGTCATACCAGTACAGGCCATCAGTACCAGAGAGGGGCAGCTGGTTTATTTTAGAAAAGCCCAGCCTGTCAAAACCACCGCCGCCACCGTCAGAAACCAGGTAAATATCAACCCACAGGGAGCCAGTCACAACCTCAACCATGCCGCCAATTTGATAAGTAGACGGGTCAGCAAGGCCCAGCAAATAACACTTTGGCATGTGCTTTAAGTCCCAACAGGAATTCGACACAAGCCCGTCACTAACATCAGATATAGTGATTGAATTTCTGATTTTTCCATAATGAAACCCCCCGATAATTTTCGGAGTAGTCAGACCTGTAGGAGTTGTCGCCGAAAGCGATATTTTTAACACAGGAGTTTTGCCCGAAACTGGAACTCCCGCCCAAACATAATAATCTGAACCAAAAACAAAGGCAGCGCCCGTGTCAAGGTCAGCAACACCCAGAGTCTCTTCTGAAGTGGTAAAATATTCCTCTCCGTCCAAAATTGCACGGAACGGAGGAACCAGAATTTCATTGCTTGACCCGTTCTTTCTGAGACGAGAAAAGACATTAAAAAAATCAAGCGCCAGGCGTTGTTCCATGGCGGCCATTGTCATCAATGGTGAAACAGCAGCACCGAGACCAGCCTTAAACTCATCGTCTGACTCATCAAATATAAGCCTGGCCTTATCCTCTCCGCTTCCCCTGTCAACCTCTATGCCTGATATACCGTCACCGGTAACTCCGGGGCCAGCTTCTCCATCATTGAGAGTAATTACCTTATCCTCAACATTTAACTCTGTTGTATTGACCTGAACAGTGTCTCCGTTGACAGTCAGGTCTCCGCTGACAGTCAAGTTTCCTGTTATTGTTCCGCCTGCCTTATCAAGCTTGTTTGTTTCCAGAGCATTATCATTTTCATACAGCTGGTCAAACTCAGCATTGAAATAACTCCCCAGGGCAGGTGTCCCGGTTGCCGGAGTATTGCCGTCAAGCCATTCCCTTGTTTTATCGGGGTTAGGTAGTGTCATCTTATGCCTCCACTAATCGTATTCTATACTTAATACCGGCGGACCTAATAAAGTCCATAATCCGGGTAATGTAGCTCAAAATATCTGCGTCAACAGTATCATACAAAACAACCTCTATGAAACCAGGCTGAAAAACTGTGCCAGAAAGGAAAAACGAACCGTCCAGATAAAACGAACCGTCAAGGTATGTCTCATGTGGTGAGGTCTCACCGTCAGGAGTCTCGCCAGACATAAACGATGACCCGTCCAGATACATCGTCCCGTCCGTGTAGACCCTGTCATCAGAATAAAGCTCATCTTCTGTGGCAGGCGTCAGGTCCCATACCCCCACAAAGTCATCCCCGATAATTGCTCTGAGAACATCCTGCAAAGACGGGATTGAACCGCCGCACAATAGTTTCTGAAGGGCCACGGCTAAATAAAGAGCATAGGCAGGGTCGTCATTCCCATCGCGCTGCTCTCTCAATATTTCACCTATGAGGTCAAGAACCTCTCCTGATTGCTCCTCAACATCCCGCACCAGGCGAAGGTCTTCCAGGACCGCTTCAATCTCATTAAACTGGGAAGCATAAAGTCCCCAGAGCTTCTGATTATTTGACCCGTCCTTCCTGGTATAGACCGAGTCTGGCATCAGCTGTAATATTTCATTATATGTCATGATGTAACCACGCTTATCATACTGGTATCAGACCAGGCTCTTTGCCTGGGCAGAAAATCAATATTGTCAGAACCAGCAGGGGCCGGGGCAGTGCCCAGCCTCACACTTATTGAATCTATGCCTGGTATTGCAGACTGAGCCGCAATTAATTTCCAGGCATAAACCGTTTCAGAGATACCAACCCCTTCGTGTTCAACAAAGAGGTCATCAATGCCGCCGATATATTCAACAGTCTTTCGCTTCATGACAATTTCATTCTCTTCTGACCACTCGTTATTTGTCTCAATTTCATATATCACATATACATTCACGCTTTCGGGTCGTGAAAACAAAATAGTCCTTTCAATTCCCTGGTTGTCAATAATCACAACCTCTTCAGAGCCATGAGTATCAATACCGCCGGCTTTTTTCTCAAATATCATTTCGGCAACGTCAGTGTCATCGCCCCCCTGGACAACAGCTTCAATGCTCTTAGGAGGAAGACCGTTTGAATCAGTCGCATTGCCGGTATTTTCAAACACTGTGGCGGTAACAACTGACTCAACATTCATCAACGCCGCATAAAGGGCAGGAACAGAAGAACCGGTCGCAGCCGGAAGGTTTGAATATCTATCAACCAGCTCATAGTCAGACTCAATATTTCTACCGCCGCTTGACGGTGAAGGGTTTGTGACTTCATCAACCCCGGAAACAGGGGTTTTTATAGATGCTATCATACCACTGGCAACAAGGCCGACAGTCCCAGCCTCCATGCACCGCGCCAGCACATCAACAGTTCCCTCGCCAGAAACAACCGTGTCAACCACCGTTTCAAAAACTACATTCTGAGCTGTTTCAGCCTGTGTACCTGCCGGTATCGGAGAACCGGCGGTTCCAGTAAACCTCAACAGCACATCAGCATAGGCAGCAGGCTGGCGGGAAACAAAACCCAGCTTTGTAACCCTGTCAAGACTGACACCTTCGGAAGTAGACAGCCACATGGCATAATAAACATCTTCAGCGGTCTGCCACTGCCGGTCTATCGCCCAGGCCATCAGTTTTATAAATACACCCAGAGGACTGTCGTCCGACAAATCCGCCTCAGCGCCAAAATATTCGCCAGAAAGGGCCTGCTCTGACAGCTCCTCAAGTATCGTCTGGTATGGCTTTCTCACAAAGCCCTGTTCTGTTATGCCATAGCTCATACAGCGCCCCCTGTAGTTCCATATTTAGTCTCAACCTCAAAAGATATTTCAATTTTTCTGAGACTTCTGTTGAAAGTAACCTCAAGAGACACAGCATTTGTCACCTCTGGGTCAGCTTTTAAAATTCTTTCAACATTTGAACGAATCAACCGCTCACTCACTGATTTTTTGTTGTAAATTTCAAACCACGGAATGCCCCGGTCAGGATTAAAATACCATGACCCCTTATCGAGACGCAGGGCGTTCATGAGACGTTGTCTCACAGCCTCATTGGCTGTCAGCAAAACAGGGGCCCCGGAGTCAATAACCAGGTCGCCGTCAAGTATCTGTAAAGTTTTCATGCAACCCTCCTTTTATCCCGGATTTGGCGTCTGGGTTATTGCCGAACCAGCCGGTGTGTCAGTATAGTTATGTGTATGTGTTGACAGATTAATCGCCGCCACTGATGCGTTTGCCTTTATCTCCGAATCTGACTCAATACTATCGGTTGCTGAAACACCGCCATTCACACCAACATCCCCTTCGACATCAATATTCCCGTTGAATTCAACATCGCCTTCAAATTTTATTAAATCCGCTTTGACGATTACCTCTGAATCGGTTAATCTGAGCACAGTATTGCCGTCTTTGTGGCCAACCAGTAGTCCGCTTTGGGTAAAGTTTGTTGGCTGCGCCCAGTTAGCAGGAGCAACCCCCGAAACCACAGCCGCAGACTCCCTGTTGAACGTGGCCCCCTCTGCCTCATCGCTTCTGCCTGTCAAACCCTGGGCAATATTATGAGTCGCAAAGGTCACCCATACCAGATCGCCTCTCTGGTATTCAGGCCGAATATAATACCCGCCTGCATACAAAAACATAACCGGAATACCCGGTATAACCGCAAAATCACTGGCTATTGTATCGCCGGCAGCGGTGTATTTAATCAGCGGCTTAACGTCAGCCCGCATGGTAGACAGGTCATGCTTTTCAATTTTCCCTATACAGCCTATTATTATGCTCCGGGATCGGCGGTCAAAGAAATCGTTTAATAAGTCTATCATTTCGCTAATCATAACGCCTTTGCCTCGAATTCAGTGTGAGCATTCCCAGGTGAAAAAACATGCTTTCCCTTTAATACCTTCAAGTTGACAGTCTCATTGCCCTTTTGAAGAACCACAATTGACCCGCCCTGTATCTTGTACATAAAGAGCCCTTTGACCTTGTACCCCTTATCTGTCTTCGTTGACTCAATCAGGCCTGAACCATAATTAAGCACAACAGCGGTCACACTTCCTGCTTTATCAGACAAAAACGAGGCCTGTCCATTCCTGAACGCAAAAACACTCTTTGTGTCTTTCGCGAGTCTATCCATGACCGATTTAAGCGGCACCCCTGAGAATGCCAGGCCCTTGTCATAGGCCTTCTCTTCGCCGAAAAGCATCTCTGAGGCAGTGACACCGGCATCAGATAATATTTGAGTTGCCACCTGCCGCGCTGTTATAAATGACGACCATGACTTATTGACAACAGAATTAGACCACAGAGAGGTCTTGTCGGAAATAGTCATTTCAAGAGTCCAGTCAGATGCCTTTTTTACTGAATACTTTATTATTTCACCGGTTACACAGGTGCCATTGTCCTGCTCATAGCCTGCCGATATGGTAATTATGGGAAACTTATTCCCTTTCTTTTCACATGCCGCCATGGTCTCAGGAGCAGGGTTCATCACTTTGGCCTTTGTCTGAGAGGGCGCTGTCAATGAAAAGCTGGTCTCAAATTCCAGCGTCATGGGCGGATATTCCAGAACCCGCCCGCCTATATTCATTGAACAAACCCGCCTGTACAGCTTCATGAAACACATATCCTCACTGAATCAAAGTTTTCAGAATCTATTCTCTCAACCTGCAAAATTTCTCTCATGACATCCTCAATAATGAGGGGGATTATTTTAGTGTCTGAATCAATGCCGGACACAACAGCATCCAGAGTATTCCTGCAATACGTCAGCTTTCCTGAAAAAATACACACATCGTCACTATCGCAAATAGTAACGGTATAAATATCAAAGCGGTCATTATAATATAACGTGACCCCATAGTTCGCGCCGTTTATTTCAAAGGTCTTTTGAACCGGAAGCTCAGCATGAGAAAATGGCAAATATTCAAGGTCCATGTTCCCTCCTTATCCAAGCATCTTCAAAGCTAAAGATTTTTCTTTGGGCGCAATCTTTTCTTTTCCGGTTTCTGTTTTCCCTTTTTTGCCCGGCCTCTTGACCGGCTGAGGCAAATTCACTTTCGCTGTTTCTGTCTCGGCAATGGTTATTTTTCTCAGCGATAGCTGAACCTCGATGCCTGAGCCGTTGCCGGTGTTTCTCTTTGTTGATATGCTGGTTATAACCACATTCTCAACATAAATATCATATCCTTTCTCGAAAAACCCGCTAAATACTGGCCCGCTATATGTTAACAGCTCACCTGTCTCCTGCCACAATTGAAGAAGGGCAATCTTGTCGGCAACGCTCTGGTCGCTCATAACAAGTGACGCGGTGGAACTCATGAGGTCATTTTTATCAGCGAGAAATGTTGTTACTGAGAAATTCGCAGGCTGAGCATGAACATGGTCACTCACGTCAGACCCGTCTTCCAACGCATGAGAGGCGACAGACACGGAATATGACTCCGACTCAGAACTGACCGGGCCGAGAATAACCTCGGTTGTGGTTTGCTGGCACGTTATCATGGCGGGTGTATTTGAAAGCATATCAGAGAGAGCCATTATCCAACCACCAGACCAAGACCGGCACGCACGCCGCCATCGATATTGCTGGCAAACTCTTCAAGAGTTTTACGGATGACATGTGCCAGATATTCGCCGTCTTCTTTTGATGATGGGCCGTTTATTGTTATCACGGGGGCAAAAACCATGCCGCCGCCTGAATTGCCACCTCCCTCAGAAGCCGAACCAGACGTCAGGGCAGGCACGTCGGGCAGTACATAGCCGTCACGGTCAGGAGTAAAAATCTCGGGGCCTTTCTCTCCCACCAGATAGGTCTTTCCCATGTCAACCGGGCCGCCGCCCGCGCGGGCTCCGGCGACTTGCTTAACAGAACCAGAGACCCTGATTTCCTTCTTGTTGTCGTCACCGAAAAGAAAATTCCAGACAGCCCCCAGGGCATTCTTAATGCCATTATAAATAGTCTTAAAAATGCCGGTTATTTTATCAATAAGCCAGGTAAACTTTTCGACAAGCCAACCGATAGCATCAAATATAAACCCGACAATGCCAGATATTACAGTGAAAATGAAGACAACCAGACCGCCGATTATCTCAAATAAAAATCCAAAAAAAGACATATAAATAGGCGCTAAAAATTTAACAATATCCCAGATGATACCGCCAACAAATTTTACGGCTTCCCATATCTTTGCAAACAGGGCTCCCAGTTTTTCCCACAAAGGGCCCACTTTTTCTATGATGGGTTGAAAAATTTTCCCCAGCTTGTCTTTTATCATATTGATTTTCTCAACAATAACCTGCGGTTTTATGCCGAACGTCTTTTCCAGCCAGCTACCTATTATAGAATCACCGCCTTTAATCCAGGTGTATAAATCTTCGATAATCAGGATAACCGCAGTTATTGCCGCACCTATCAGCACAAAAGGCCATGTTGCCGCAAGAACACCGACAGCCATACCCCAGAAGGCCGTTGTTGCTGATATTATCGCACCAACAAGAATAACTCCGATTAACGGTACCATTATTAGCAGAGCTATTTTCAGCACAGCCATGGCCGCCTTGTTCTTCAATAACCAGCTGGTGAAGTTGACCAGAAGGTTCAATAATGGCTTTAAAGCCACCAGTATCATCTGCCCGAAAGACCGCTTCACATTATTAACATTCCCCATAAGTGTTGACCACATACCTATAGCCGTCTTTGACTGCTTGTCCATCATGCCGAAAAAGACACCCCCCTTAGATGTCATGCTGGCCATAGCGCCTTCAAGTTCCTTGAACCCGATTTTACCCGCACCTGCCATTTTAAAAATCTGCTTCTCAGTTGTCCCCATGCCTTTTGCCAGTGCACCGTATAAAACCGGCACCTGTTGAAGCATCTCGTTATCAACTTTATTGAGGGCGTTGGCTTTACCCACCATTGCCGCAAGCTGATTGTAGTCCTTGCCGGTACCAGCGGCGACATCTCCCACCTTTTGCATAAGGGGAATCAAATCTTTAGACTGAACCTTGAACTGTAAAAGAGTATTTGCCGCTTCATTGACCTGCTTCGGCTCGAATGGAGTGACGTTCGAGAACTTGTCAAGATCGGCCAGAACAGTCTTTGCGTTATCAGCATTCCCCAGCATGACCTCAAAAGAAACAGCGGTCTGTTCATATTCAGCGGCCAGCCCGACCATGTCTTTGCCGGCGCCGAAAATTTTTGACAATGCCCCCGCCGCAAGAACTCCTCCGACAACCTTCCCAAACGATGAAATCTTTCCGGCTGTTTCCTGAGTCTTTTTCTGCACCTCATTCATCGCGAACCCGTACTTTTTCGCAAAGCCCTGGACTTCCTTTGCTCTGCGGGTTTCGTTAATCAGGTCTTTCAGGTGTTTTTCAGACATGCCTATCTTTTGGGCAGACGCAACCATTTCTTTTTCAAGGCCAGTCATGCTGCCGGCAAAAGAGTCAGCTCCGCCCCTGGCTTCTTTCATGCCCTTGATCCAGTCACGAAGCTCGCTGTCTGCATCACCTGACAGGTCTATTTCAATGCCAAGACCCCTGATTACATCACTCACAATGCTGCCTCCTGCTTCGCCCTATCAGCCGCCAGTTTTTCAAGGTCTGCCCGGCGGTCCATAGCGGCATTCAGCTTATAGACAGAAAGGGGAGTCAATTCGTCAAACTCCCGCTGTGTCAATTTTACCACCCCGTACGCGATGGGGCGCCAGTAACTCCAATCTTCCTCAACATCACGACTTATCTGCCGCTTTATCTCCTTCTTTGATGGCGGCCTTGTGAGGTCGTTCCACCGGAGCGTCAAGGTCCCCATCAAGAAACCTTCGGAGCACGCGGCCCCAGACCCCCAGTTCCTTTGGTTTTACCGTGTCAACCGCAGGCTTAAAGCTGTGGTTTTCGGGTATCACGCAGTATTCAAAGGCCTTGTCCAGAAACTTAGCCAGGTCAACACCTTCAGTGACAGAGAAGAACTCCCTCTGCCAGTCCAGATAAATTCTGTTGCCAGGATGCTGTAGACGGTAGTTTTTACCGTCTACAAATCTGATAACAGAAACCAGTCCGTCCTGTTCGCTTGATAATACTGAAACTGTACTCATAGTAATTTCTCCTTGTTATGCTTCAGGCATTGCCTGTCCCGTCCACTCAGGGGCAAGAATCTTCCACTCCCTCTTCGGATCTTCGGCGCCAAAGGTAATACTGGGCTTCTCGGAAAACCTGCACCCGGTAGAACCGCCAATATATGCGCCCGCGCTGGTGTTTTTCACCATGACCGTAAAACTGGTTGGCAGTTTGCGAAGAGCGTCCAAAACCTTGTTCGATGGAGACTCCTCTTTCAGCGTAAAGGTGATACCGTGACGGTCATCATTGACCTTTGAAAAACTCACATCGCCGTCAACACCCACAAAAGATTTCATGTCATCTTTTGTGACTGGCTCAATTTTTATCTTGTCGCCGTCTGCAAAACCGGTAATATCAAGGCCGTTTACAATCAAGCGAACATCCTTCGGGTTGTATAAATCACTCATCGTGCATCCTCCTTATATGGTGATAGTTCCTGAAATTTCAGTGGCATGAACAGCCCCCGCCAGAACAAAGGTAAACTCAATCCCCGTCCATTTACGGGCCGCTCTGTCATTGGCAGGAACTTCGCTCCGCTCGGGAATGGTTACCGTGTACATGTACTCGCCTTCATCAGAGAGCTCTTTGTCAGCTTCGCTTACCGCCTTTGCAATAATACCCTGTTTTCCTGACTGACGAAGCACGTCACGAATAGCGGACTCCATCATTGCCGCGCCGGTATTATCGAAAGGTATCTTGTCAGACCGAATGTTCAGCGCGAAAAGAGCCTCGCCCAGACGGGCCTTAATGTAGTCCCGGCTCATAATAACATCAATGAACTCGCCTCCGGTGGTTTTTCCCTCATCAGCATAGACAACATCGCTTCGCTCAGACAATGTCTGACCGTTTCCGTCACGAATAGCGTTCAATTCTGTCATGGTAAAATCAGCGGCAACAACGCCGGTGGGGGCTTTCCACTTCCAGGTAATTGAACCAATCGCCTGGGGAAAACACATTCCTGCCCACGCGGCCTCTGGGAAGTCAGCGGCGCTGTCATGAATGAGATACGCTTCTCGAATGTTATTCCTGGCTGCCAGAGCAGTGGGTGAAGCAGCGCAGCCGATAAACAGCTTTTCATTGCCCAGGGCCCATGTGCCTGCCATGTTAAGGTCCGCATTTGCCCGGCTGGTAATCAAGAGCCCATACCAGTCATTATATGACCCGATAAGGGTATCAAGAGCGTTATCAATGCCCACAGCGTCACTGTGAATATGCACCGCAATTTCAGACGGCCGGGGAGACTGGCCAAAAATAAGGGCAGCCATTTTGTACTCATCGTCATCAGCCGCGAAACCGTCATCAACCATGGATGCAAGGTCTGCATACTCGCCATAGTGGTCAATCAGGCCGTCAGGACTGGTCCTGTTTCCCAGAATAAGAAGTTTTGAAAAACCCTGCACCGTGAGCGGCTTTGTTGCCAGGGTAATCTGAATGTCAAGATCGTTAATATAGGCCATATTATGCCTCCGGTAAATTATTGATAGTTTCTTCTATGTCAACGGCGTCTTCCTCAGTTTCAGAGGTAGAAACACCGGTAAACACAACATCAAAGCCCAGCCTGATTTCAAAGTCGGTCTCTAAAAAAGCCGCCCGGTCCTGAATGGTTACCGGAACAAACTTCGGAATAACACCCTGTGTCTCAAAAACGCTCAGGGCGTTTTCTGACTCAAGCCACGCCAGACACATCATGCCTTTGTTCCACGCCGTGCCGTAACTTTCCGCA